AAGAGATAGTGTCCGAAGATATTTGGCAACTCACCCTGGGCGTACCAGATGCCTGGAAGTGAATCATGGACACCTCTGAGGGGCTGACGCTTGGTGGGCAATGTGAAGTTGTGACCAGGAAACAGAGAATCGACCAATACTTTTATCTGTGCTGGCCGCGCTAGTTCTTGTGTAGCAAGTGCCTCCTCGTCAGCCTTTCGCTGTTCTTCTTTCTTTGTGCGGGCATCTTCTACGTCAGCTTTGACCTGATTAACTATGTCGGCAATCGTTTCGGGTTCGCTCACCTTTTGACCTCTCCAATCTAGTCTCCCATGAAAATAGCCGACCTGACTCCAGATACGAAGAATGCGAACAAAGGCACCAAACGAGGAAACAAAGCAGTCCAGGAATCGCTTAAACGCTTCGGCGCTGGGCGCAGCATCTTGGTCGACCGTAACGGCAAGATCATCGCCGGAAACAAGACCGCCGCGAACGCGGCCCAGGCCGGACTCAGTGATGTGATTGTCGTCGAGACCGACGGCACCAAGATCGTGGCGGTTAAACGCACCGACCTGGACCTCAACGACGCGAAGGCAAAAGAGCTGGCGCTTGCGGATAACAGAACGGCGGAACTTGGCCTAGTGTGGGACCCGAATGTCCTCGCAGAGTTCGCAGCGGCAAAGGATATGGACCTCTCGCCGTTCTTCACTGACGCTGAACTCCGGAACATCCTTCCTCCGGTAGTTAACGAAGATGAGGATGCAGAGGTCGAGGCACCAACAGAACCGATCAGCAAGCCCGGCGATCTATACCTGCTCGGCGAGCATCGACTCCTTTGCGGAGATAGCACGAATGCAACCGACGTCGATCGTTTATTGAATGGCGCGACTCCCCACCTGATGGTCACTGATCCGCCATACGGCGTCGAATATGACCCTACCTGGAGAGACGGTAAGGGCGGGTTTTCAACCGCCTCCGTGAGACAGAGGGGCGCAGTTGCAAACGACGATCAGGCTGACTGGCGAGGGGCGTGGTCGTTGTTCCCAGGGGACGTTTGTTACATCTGGCACGGCGCTCTTCACTCTGCTCTCGTAGCGCAGAGCCTGATCGACTGCGGTTTCAATATCCGCTCCCAAATCATATGGTCCAAGCAGCAAGGCGTATTTTCGCGGGGCGACTATCACTGGCAGCATGAGCCATGTTGGTACGCGGTCAAGAACGGTCGCACCGGACACTGGGCTGGAGATCGTAAACAGGCAACGGTCTGGGATGTCCAGTCGCTCAACCCCACCGGCAATCGCAACGAGGAACGTGTCGGACACGGTACGCAAAAGCCGGTCGAATGTATGCGTCGTCCGATCCTGAATAACTCTCAGCGCGGCGAGATCATCTACGATCCCTTCCTCGGATCAGGCTCGACTCTCATCGCGGCTGAGTCAGAAGGCCGCATCTGCTACGGCATGGAGCTGGAACCCCGTTACTGCGACATGATCGTCAAGCGTTGGGAAAAGATCACCGGCAAGAAAGCACAGCGCGTCTCGAATGAAATCACCTCAGAACAAGCAGCCTGAAGTCATCGAGTATGCGGATATGTTCGCCGTGCAAGTCCCCATAGGTCGCATCATCGTAGCCACTAAACGCGAGGCGCTAGCACTCGCAGCGAGAATCACATGCCCGTCGGTAGAAAACCAAAGCCCACTCGACTCCGCGAGCTAGAAGGCAATAGGGGGAAAAGGCCACTCAACAGGAATGAACCCCAACCGGTCGGAGTTCCGACCGTCCCAAAGCACCTGGACAAAGAGGCCAAGCGCGAATGGAAGCGCATAAGCGCCGAGCTGATAAGCCTGGGCCTGCTGACCTCCGTTGATCGTGCAGCACTCGCCGCATACTGCTCTGCTTGGTCAAGGTGGATGGCCGCCGAGGCGAACATCGCAAAGTTCGGCCTCGTAATCAAGTCGCCCAAGAGTGGCTTTCCGATCCCTAATCCTTATCTCGGCGTCGCTAACGTTGCGCTCGATAAGATGCGGGCCTTCTGCACCGAGTTTGGGATGACGCCAGCATCGAGGACGCGCATCCAGGCCGAGACGCCGAGCACTACCGATCCCTTTGAATCTTTCATGGCCTCCATAGGCGGCGCAGACATAGAAGCACGCGAAATCTCAAATGACAACGAGGAAACCATCGTACAGTGACCGTTGCCATGCTTACGCTCGCGCTGTAGTAGATGCAAAGATCGTCGCCAGTAAGTGGATCAAACTTGCGGCGGCCAGACACCTCGAAGACCTGAGCAAGACCCATTCGCGTTGGCACTTCGACCACGACCGGGTCAACAAAGTCTGCGCGTTCATCGAGCAGCACAAGCTTCCATCCGGCGATCCGTTCATTCTCCAGCCATTCCAGATATGGATCATATCCAGCCTGGTCGGATGGGTGGATGAAGCAGGGCTTCGGAAGTACATCGAAGCGGTCATTATGATCGCCAAGGGCAATGGCAAGTCTCCATTGATTGCCGCTCTCGCTCTCTGGTTTGCCTTCTTCGATGGCGTGAAGAACGCCGAGGTTTATTGCGGCGCGACGAATCTCCAGCAAGCAATGGAAGTCTTCCGACCCGCGCTGGCTTACGTCGAGCAGCAGCCAGCGTATAAGAGACTCGGCGTTACGGCGCTGAAGAAGTCCATCTTCAACCGTACCGGCGCACGCTTCCAGCCTGTTATCAGCCGGGGTAAGCATGGAGCGCGGCCTTATCTAGCCGTCCTGGATGAACTGCATCAGGCGCTTAATAGCGATCTTTACGGCACCTTCAAGACTGGATGTAACAAGACGCCTAACTCGCTCCTGCTTACCATCTCAACGGCTGGTGTCGCCTCATTAGAGAACCCTTGTCACCAGTTGCAGCTTCGAGCGCAGAAGACGCTCGACGGTTCTCTCCCTGATGACCGACTCTTCGCCGCGCTCTATTGCGCGGACGACACCGTAGAGTGGACATCCGAAGAAGCCCTGCTGACGGCTAATCCGAACCTTGGCATTTCCAACGACGCCGAGAAGATTCGGCTGGCGATTGCTGATGCACAACGCAACCCGGCGCACCAGAACAATGTGAAGGCAATGCACCTGAACATCTGGTCCACCGCTTCGGCAGCCTGGATGAACATGGTCGCGTGGGGCAAGTGCTACGACCCGGCGCTCACGGAACAGTCAGTAAAGCATCTTCCATGCTGGATCGGTTCCGACCTTGCATCGAAGCTTGACCTGTCGGCGATGGTTCGCCTCTACAGGTCGGACATAGACGGCAAGACACATTACTACTGTTTCACTCGAACATACTTGCCGGAAGACCGGGTGAACCGGCCCGAGAATTCTCACTACCAGCGATGGGCGAAACAAGGCCATCTAACTGCGACCCCCGGCAGCAGTATCGACTACTCCAGGATCGAAGCGGATGCCCTGGAAGACATAGGCGCGAGTCAGGTAGTCGAACTCCCCTATGACGCAAGATATGCGGATCAATGGAGCCAGCGTGTCAGCGAACTCTCTGGAATCCCTCGCGTGGAAGTCCCGCCTTCACCAGCGGTCCTCAGCCCCGCGATGAAGGAACTCGAAGCAGCTATCTACGACGGACGCTTCCACCACGACGGGCACCCGGTACTTACCTGGTGCATGTCCAACGTACTAACCCGCGAGTCCCCCCTCGGCAACTTGTCGATGCCGGACAAGGAACGACCCGAAAACAAGATTGACGCGGCTGTCGCCCTCTTCATCGCAATGTCGCGAGCGATGGTCATGCCACTATCTACCCCTTCGTCGAGTGCAAGTGACTATTTCTTGATTGTCTAAATGCCCATAATCTCTCTCAATCTCGAACAGCCAGAGAAACGCAGCGGCATGTTTGGTGATCCGACAACGCCACTCACCGCAGTTGCTGTATGGAACGAGTTGGACGGCGGCCCCACTGCGTCCGGTGAGATCGTCACCGAACGCGGCGCGATGGCAATCTCCACGGTTTTCACGTGCGTGACCATACTCGCCGAAGCGGTTGCGTCCCTGCGCTGCAAACTGATCCGGCAAGTGGGTAAAGGACAGGAAGCAGCCACAGGCCACTACCTGTACGACCTGCTCGCCTTCTCTCCGAATCCGGATATGACGAGTTTCACTTTCTGGTCGACGATGGTCGGCTGCTCTGCCCTTCACGGAAGCGGCTATGCCGAGATCACCCGCGATCCAGACGGCACACCGAATGGTCTGTGGCCGCTGCACCCGCTGAAGACGGAGCCGGTAAGACAGAAAGACGGCAGCCTTGCGTTCCGCACAACTGACGGAATGAAGGCGGATACCTACAGGATCATCCCGTCGGCTAATATCTTGCACTTTCCGCTCTTCGCTCTCGATGGCATCAAGGGCATCGGGCCGATACGTGCTGCTCGCGAGACCTTCGCTCTCGCCAAGGCGCAGGAGTTATACGGCGCGAGATGGTTCGGCAACGGTGCTCACGCCGAAGCAGTCTTCATCAAGAAAGACAGCAAACCAGACCCGAAGGTACAGGCCGAGCTTAAGGAATCGTGGCAACAGGCTTACGGCGGAGCAAACCAGGGGAAGCAGGCATTCCTCTTTGGAGACTGGAGCGTCGAGAAGATCGGCCTAAGTCCTGAAGATAGTCAGTTTGTAGTTTCCCGTGGCTTCCAGCGAACAGAGATAGCGGCGATGTTCCATTTGCAGCCGCACCAGGTTGGCGATACCAGCCGCCTCTCAAATGCGAACCACACTCAGGCACAGCTCTCATTTGTAACCGACACCCTGCGACCCATCATCGTCCGCATCGAGCAGGAATTGAAGCGCAAGCTCCTCGCGAAGAGTCGGGACCTGTTCGTCGAGTTTGACCTGTCCGAGCGGCTCAGAGGCGACTTCGCGACGATCATCCCTGCCTACGCAATGTGCGTCGACCGAGGAATCATGAACCCGAACGAAGTCCGCATCGAGTTGGGCATGAATCCTGCCGGTGAAGAAGGAGATGTATACCGCTACCCGGTTAACCAAGCCAACGCGGACCAACTTCTGAAGGACAACACCCTCATTCCGACGACGCAGGAGCCGGACCCCTCCGACGATCCCCAGCCTCTGAAGAAGCCCAAGAAATGAAGCCTGAAAGACGCTACCTCACACACGAATTCCGCGTGTCCTCTGACACGACCCCGGTCATCTTCGGGTACGCCGCCGTCTTCAATTCGCCATCCCGCGACCTGGGATTCATCGAAGAGATCGACCCTCATGCCTTCGACAATGTCCTCGCGACCGATCCAGACGTCCGTTGTCTTTGGAACCACAATCCCGACTTTGTTCTGGGTCGAACTTCAGCAGGGACGCTGAAGCTCGAACTCGACAGCAAGGGCCTCACCTACACGATCAGCCCCCCGGACACCCAGGTCGCCCGCGACCTCCTCGTCTCGATGAAACGCAAGGACGTTCGCGAGTCGAGTTTCGTATTCATCTGCAAGCGCGACCAGTGGACCGATAACGAGGACGGCACGGTCACTCGTCGCATTCTCGAATTCGCCGAACTGATCGATGTCAGTCCAGTGACGTTCCCGGCCTACGATGCAACGACCTCTGGCACACGGTCCTTACCCGAATCAATGCCACGGGAGATGCGCTCTCGCTTTGAGCATCGTGCAAAAGACAAGACAAAGTCCGTTGACGGTTACGATTTGACCGCAGACTGCTTCCTCATCGTCGGCGATCCTGATAAGACGGACACTTGGCACTTGCCCTGGAAGTTCCCGACCAAGGAAGAGACGGAGAACCATCTTCGCGATGCGCTGTCCAGGTTCGATCAGGTCGAGGGTGTCGACAAAGACACGCTGGACGAGGCATGGAACAAGCTCCTGGACTTGTGCAAGCAATATGGCATCGATAACAGCGAGAAGAAGTCGATCCGCTCCCTGACAGGGAATTGCATCTGCACGTGCCCGCAATGCCTCGCTGGTTCATGCGGCATCTGCTCGTTTGATCCCCAGTGCGACGGCGCTGAACGCTCTTCGGAGCGCTCCTGGCATGCCGACGCGATGCTTCGCCTGCGTCTGGCCGAGGCGCTCTAAGATTACCCGCACTGCTCACAGCACAAGCGGTAATACAACCCACCCGAAAACCCAAGGAAACACTGAATGACCCTCCGCGAACTCATCGAGAAGCGGAACCGCCTGCTGGCCGAAGCCCGTCAGCAAATGGCGGCTCCCGAGCTAACCCCCGAGCAGCGTGCAAAAGTTGACGCGATGCTGACTGACGCCAACGCGCTCAAGGCTGATATCGAGCGCATGGAAGCGTGTGCCGAATCCGAGGAACGCAGCCTGCCTGCGAACCGTCCTCCGCGCGAGGGCTTCGAGTCCGAGAACGCCGATAACCGCTCTCAGGAAGAGCGCAACCTCGCGACTAATGCGGCTCTGCGTGCGTACTTTCGCGGAGACCGCTTTGAACAGCGCGATCTGACCGTCGCTGCTGACGGTGGGGTCATGATCCCTGTCGGCGCTCTCCCGCCTGTCGTGGCGCAGCGTAGCGCTGGCTCGATCTACGACATCGTGAATCACATGCGGACCAGTAGCGGTGAGCCGATTCGCGTTCCTCTCTGGGACGGCACGTCGGACATCCTGGTGCTCGATTCGACTGCTGTCGGCACCGGCACCGACCCGACAATCACGGGCGTGACCATCCAGGTCGATGGCCTCCGTACTGGTGATCCCGTCCTGGTTGATAACAAACTGCTTCAGGACCTGAATTATGACCTCGTCGGTTACGTGAATGAAGTCCTGACCGACCGCTACCTCCGTGGCGTCGCGAAGTATATCACTCAGGGCAACGGCTCTAACTTCACCGGCTTCCTGTCTGCGATCCCGACGCCCGTTTCGTCTGAGACTGCGGCCACTATCGGCTACGACGACTTCGTGAACCTCATTGCCTCTCTCGACCCGGCATACAGCGCTGGTGCTGTTTTCTCCTTCAGCAACACCACACTCGGCGCCGTGCTCAAGATCAAAGACAGCCAGGGTCGCCCGATCTTCATCCCGTATCTCGACGGTGCAACTTCCGGCTTCGCTGGCCAGATTCTCGGGTATGCATGCAAAATCAACCAGTATGCGCCTGCCTTTGCTACCGGTAACGTGGCAGTCGCTTTCGGTGACCACGCCAAGGGCTACACCCTCCGCGAGATCACTCCGGGTCTGGTCATCAAGCGTAGCGACCAGCGCTACATCGAGTTGAACCGACTCGGTGTGGTTGGCTTCGCTCGCGCTGGCGGCGCTCCCACGCTGGCCAATACCACGACCTACAGCCCGCTGGTCGGCCTGAAGATCAGCTAGCTGCCATCCCCTGGAGGCAACCACCTCCGGGGTGTCGCCCCCTCCGCATATGGCAAAGCGAACCAAGTCCAAACCCAAGCCCAGACCGGCTGCGATACAGCAGCCCGTCGTGTGGCTCTACATTCCCGGTGTTATCTAATGCCCCTCAGTTATCGAGTCATCGGGCCGCCTGCGGTCGAGCCCATTACCCTCGCCCAGGCGAAGCAGCACCTCCGTGTCGACTTCACCGATGACGATAGTTACATCACCGCGTTGATTACAGCGGCGAGGCAGCGGGTAGAGAAGATCACTAACCGTGCAATCTTCAACCAGCAGGTATTGCTCACGCTCGACTACTTCCCGTGGCCGGGATGGGGCACGACGACAGGCTCAACCGCACATGACTACTTCATGCACTGGTACTACCGAGGGTTGACCATTCTACATCGCTAATGACGGCGTGACAGTCGTCACAATAGACCCCGGCAATTACACCGTCGACCTGACCTCGGAACCGGCCCGCATCTCGCCACGCCCTGGCTATACGTGGCCATACCAGCAGAACTACATCCCCGGCCAGGTCCAAGTGACTTATGAAGCAGGGTCCTATGTCCGACTGGTAACGGAGTCCTTTCAGGTGCCGACCAGCGGTCCCACCGCATACGCCCTTCAGCAAAGCCCGGTCACAAAGATCGTCAGCGTCGTTAATGACGCTGACGGAAGCATACCGCCATACCAGACATCCCTTAATCAGCCCCAGCCTGACGGCTCGCTAGTTACGACAATCGCTTTTGACACAAGCCTCGCAGGCGCTAACCTGACCGTTACCTACTATGCCGGAGATATCCCGCAGACGGTCGTCTGGGCGATGCTGCTGATGATGAAGCATCTCTACGACCATCGCGAGGCAGCGTCGGAAGCCAACCTCAAGAACATCCCGAACGGCGTCGAAGAACTTCTCGCCGGAGAGGTCTTCGACACCTTTGCATGGTAATGCTGACCCCGAATCTCAATCGCCGCATTCAAATCCAGTCGCAGACAACAGGGCAGGACGCCTTCGGGCAGCCGTTGTCCGCGTGGGCGACGATCTATACCTGTTGGGCCGAGATCGACATGCAGCAGTCGCAGCTAATCTACGCTACGGCTGAGTTCATCTCGAAGACGACGCACCGGATAACGATCCGATGGACTAAGAGCGTCGTGATTGCCCCCAACATGCGAATCTCCTACACCGAGCCAGCGACAAATGTAACTCACACGTACACCATTGAAGGCTTCCTGAATCCTAAGCAATCGAACTTCTGGATCGTCTGTCCCTGTTACGAACTGGACGGCTCCGAATGATCGAGCTAGCCATTGTGCCTCTACTGACTTCTATGTCAGCGATTACCGCGCAGCTAGGCACGCGGCCATCCCAGGACACCGGCATCTATCCCCTGACGGTACCGACGAATCCCACTCTGCCCGCTATCGCCTACCAGGTCATCGCCTCTGTCGAGTCCCCGGCGGTGAATGCACCGCTCGGCGTCGTAAGGTCCCGGTTACAGATAGACTGCGTGGCTTCCACCTACGGCGAGGCGGTCACATTGCGGGATGCGGTGAGACAGTCACTCGCCGGATTCATGGGCGTAGTCAACGGTGTGACGATTCAGAACACTCTGCCGTTAACTACCCGCGACCTCTACGAAGAGGTGCTGTTGCAATACGTCGCCAGGATCGAGCTGTATCTTTGGTGGTCTTAACCACACCCATTTTTATCTTACCTAGGAGTTTCTCCGCCCATGTCCATTACAGTTACCGCACCCGCAGCTTACATCAAGGGCACTGTTCCCGCCGGTTCAATCGTCCTCGGAATCGGCTCAGCTACCAGCTCGACTCCGTCGACCACCTACCAGGCGGTTGGCGGCATTACCGATATCTCCGGCTCCGGCGTCAAGCTCGGAACTGTTGCGTCTACCGACGTGACCTCGCGTAACGTCAGACGTCTGGGAACGACTCTCGACTTCGGCACGATTACAGCGACGATTAAGAACGCCAACAGCGACACCGGCCAGACCTCCGTCTCCGCTGCGCAGCTCGCGGCAGTTCCTTACGACTTCGTCGTTCAGTACCACGATGTCGACGCCGCAAAAACAGTGACGATTGCGTTCTCCGCTCTGGTGACTGACTTCGGCGCTGTGGACCTCGGCGATGAGAAGGTCAACACGAGCAAGGTCGAGTTGACTCTGGATGGTGCCTGGTCGATTACCTCTGCTTAAACCCTTCCCATAGGCCGAGGACCGTATGCCTCGCGCCTCTTTGTAACACCAGACAAAAGAGAGACCATGAAGACTCGCAAGATAGCAGGTACGCCTGCCGACCCCACACTGCCCAAGACCTCGATAACAATCGATGGCACAGATTACGACCTTTGCTTCGACCTCGGAGCCCTCGCCGAAGCGGAAGCGGCGCTGAACGCAGAGGGCCGGGATGTGAACCTCTTGGCGGCCCTGCCTACATTAAACCTGAGTAACACACGCCTGATCTTCGCCGCTGCTCTTCGTACATTTCACCCGCGCATCAGTTACGACGAGGCAGTAAGCATGGTGACACTCGCCAATGTCTACCTGATTGCCCAGGCCATCCAGGATGCTTGGAAGGCCGCACTCCCCGAGGTTAAAACAGGGGGAAACGCCGAGGCCGCCGAGTAAAGGCGGCCCTCGTATCACGCGAGCAACAATGGCTCAGGCTCTGGAGCACAGCACTCTACGACCTCCGTCTCACTCCCGACCAGTTCTACTCGCTGACACCTAGACAACTCGATGCGCTGATTCAGCGTAAAGCGAACAACGACAGGATGACGGAATTCCTCTTCGGTCAGGTTGCGGCGACTGTGATGAACACAGGATTCCGCTCTCCGAAGAAGCCGGTCAAGCCGACGGACTTCATGCCTTCGGAATGGGTCAAGAGACCCAAGCCCAAACGGGTGAGACGCCAGGCGCTAATCAGAAAGCTTAATTCAATATTCCGGGTAGCAAATGGCGACAACATTCACAATCGACTCGAAGGCCCTGGAAGCGAAACTCCGGTCGATGACCGACAAGAAGCAACTACAGATCATGACGGCAGCTCTTCGTGAAGGAGCCGGGGTATTCAAGCAGGAAGTCGTCCAGCAAGCCCCCGAGCGTACCGACGATGTCGTCACCGGGCCTAACTCGGATGCACTTCCTCCAGGCGCTCTCAAGTCTGACGTTATCGTCCAGAAGCAGCCCAATGCCCTGGAGTACGACGTTCGTTTCGGCAGCGAGACTGCCCACGTCGCCCGCTTTGTTGACGAGGGTCACCGGATCGTCAAAGGCGGCAATGCCCGCTTCGACGCTAACGGTAAAAAGAAGAGCGGAGCAGGCCGTCAGGTCGGATTCGTCGAGGGTTCCGGCTTCTTCCGTCGAGCCTTCGAGACAGCCAGCAAAGCAGCCGCAGAAGCGGTCGAGAACTCAATCATCAAGAGCATCAATAGAGCCTGGAAGCGCGGTAAGTAAGTGGCGAACGACAATGAATTAGTAATTCGCGTACTTGGCGACGATGCCCAATACACCGCAGTCATGCGTCGCGTGACGAACACGATTCAGCGGGCATCGGGCACAGCGCGGCAGTTCGGTCACTCCGGTGTGACGAGCGTCCAGGCTGTCTCCGCATCCCTGCGTGTGGCTCAGGGAGACTTCACGAACCTGATCCGCGCCGCCGAGAGGTTCGTAGCGCAAAGCCGGGTCCTCAGTGCTGTTGCGAAGACCATATTCCCCGCTATCGGCGCTGTCGCCATCGGTGAGATATTCGCGCACGGTATCGAAGAAGTCGTCCAGTTTGTCCAACACCTGCAAGAGATTCCGAGGGCTCTTCAGACCGGCTACCAGGCTCTCAACCTCTCGCAGGAAGCGACGATAGCCGGTCTCACACTTACCAACGACAAGTTGGACGCGCAGATAGCCAAGCTGGAGCACAAGCCCGCTCCGAATGGCGTGAAGCTCGCCTTCGATGAGGCGCGGCAGTCTGCGATTGAGTTTGCCGAGCAGGTCGATACGACCCAGAAGAAGCTCGATGACTTAATTAGGACGAACGCTGTCTCCGGCTTTCAATCATTCATTACCAGCATCCTCGGCAATCGGCAAGGCAGCACCGCCGACTCAAAGCAGTTCATCAACGCCGCCGGATATCAACTCCAGCAGCTCGCATACCAGCGAGCACAGGCGACAAATCCCGCTGACCTGGCAAAGGCGGACGCCGCGCTGAATGCGGCCCGCAATCAATACGCTGCGCAGGCACAGTACCAGATCAAGCTCCGGAGCGGTCGCTACCAGTACGACCAGAACGGCAACGTCGTCCCCGGCGATGCTGCATCTTATGCCGCAACCTTTGGCAATCAACAAGAGAACATCTCGAACTATGAAGGCTTCATCACCGCGCTGCGCAACCAGCAGCAGATCGAATCCCTGACCGGGCAGGTGCAGCAGAAGCAGGGACAGGTAAGTTCGCTGGAGGGTATTAACAAAGCGGCCCTGGATGCGGCAACGCTCGCTGCCCAGCAACTCGCAGCGCACATCAAGTTTCTTGACGATGCTACGAAGAGATGGAACGAGTCGCTGAAGCAGGACACCGACCAGCTTGAAACGCAGTCCAAGCTGGCCGATGAGATCAGCAAGTCTGCGAGCGAGGGACTCGGTAAGCAGCAATTCGAGCGGCCCGCAACACAGGGGCAGAACGACGCACAAAAGTACCTGGACGACCTGACGCGGATCAGGCAACGATCCGCTCAGTCCCTGGCTGAGGAGAACCTCCAGCTTGAGGTGTCGAACGGACAGCTCTCGCAGCAGTCAGCGGCCATCGCTCTCGCTACGCTTCACGCCCGGCAATACAACGACGCGTTGAAAGAACTACAGGATCAGCAGGCCAATGCAGCCGATCCGAATGAGTATTTTTCACTTGGGAAGCAGATTGCGGAGTTACAGGGCCAGCGTCAGGTGGAGATAGCGCGAGACAGCGCCGACATATACGCGACCAGCGGTGGCGGCGAATTGCGGGAGTCGCTTGACCGGCTGACTCAAGCAATGACGGACCTTCCATCGCATCTTAGCGAGCTGATTACCAGTTCGATTCAGTCGATTAACGCCACCCTCAGTGACACTCTCATCGGCAGGCCGCATGAGACGGGTATCGAGTATCGCAGGAACATTCGAAACGGTCTTTCTCAGTCTTTTCGCGGCATCGCGTCAGGCGGCTTAAATCTACTGCTCCAGCAGGGTGAAGGCAGCCTGCTTAAGACTTTCGGATTCGGGGGCGGCGGTAAGCCAGACGGCTCGCAATCCAGGCCCTTCTACGTTGTGGGTGTAGGCAATGGCAGTGGCGCGGGTTCCGGCCTCAGCGCGATCACCAGCAGTTCTCTTGGCAGGTTTGTGCGCGGCACCTTCGGTGGCGGTCTCACCCAGTCAAGCAGTGGAGGCGGCGGATTCGATCTTGATTCTGTCATCGCCGGGCTTCCTGGCTTCGCATCTGGCGGCTATGTCAGCGCGGGGAGTCCCATCCTTGTAGGCGAGAACGGCCCTGAGCCATTCATCCCCGCGACTAACGGGACAATCATCCCCAATGATGCGCTGGGCGGCGTGACGAACCACTACTACACGGTCAATGCTCAAGGATCGTCCGACCCGGCAGCCGTGGAAGCCGCAGTCGACCGAGCGATGAGACGCGCCGCGCCTGGAATCGTGAGCGCCTCGGTGAGAGCCGGACTAGAGCGTCAAAAACGACTCCCAGCCTCACGACGTTAATCAGTCCCAACCACTTCTTTAGGACCCACATTCATGCCTACTGGATACACCTCTGTGTCCGCCGCGAACCTCTGCGACGCGACGGGCACAAAGATTGCCAACGCAACCATCTACTTTCAGCCGTGCAATAACAACGGAGTG